AGGTCTGTTAGACATAGGTGGTGTGTTAAATAAATCAGATGTTAGCGACAGGTTTGGAAAACAAATAGGTGGCTTGGCTATTCTTAGTTCTTTATATGCCCTACGTGAAAATCATGGCGATGAAACTACAGGACCTTTTGAATATAAAAATCCTTTTGGTTCTGGAATAGTAGATGCTCAAGCATCCTTAGGTCCGTTCTCTGCATATGCATTTGCAGCCGATGCTATTTATAGAGTATTAAATCCTGATAAGGTTAAAACACCTTCTAAAGTAAGAGACTTTGTGAAGTCATTAGGTGGTGGACAGTTTAGACCTACAGGTATGGGCATTGTTGACGGACTGTTTGATACATATCAAAGAGGTATTAATGACGGAGAAACAGATTTAGTATTAACAGAGATGGGAGCTAGATTTTTAGGTAACTATATGAATACGTTTACTGTAGGAGCAGGTGTATTGAAAGACGTGGTTGCTACACTAGACCCAGATTTTAGAGTTGTTGCAGATAACAATGATGTAAAGTTTTTCCCTTATGTATTTAAACAAGCAACACGTTCTTTTCCACAACCAACTAAAGAGGGTGATAGATTCGGTCCTTACATTGGAGTAGGTCCTGAGAGGAAAGCATTTCAAAGTCCTACAAGGTCAAAGCCAATAAGAACTATGAACCCATTTATGAGACAACTAACAGGTTTAACTCAACAGGAAGCTAGAAATAGAGCAGAACTTGAGTTTGATACTTTAGGTTTAGAATGGGCAGATGTTACACCACGTAAAATAAAATTTGACTCAGAACTAACAGCAGAAGCTAGAGGACAAATGGGAAGAATGGTAGAGTCTGCTATTATAGATATGATTCTAAATGACCCTGAGTATACAACTTTAGAAACATCTACTGAAAAGAAACAAAAGTTAAAATCTACTTTATCAGAGTTAAGAGCAGAAGCTAGGTCAAGAGTTTTAAATATGGAACGTGTAAGTGGTGCGTCAGAAGAGGAACAACAAAGACTTGCAAGAGCAAATTATTTTAATATCTCGTCAAGTAAAAGAGATTTAATAGCATTGTATTATGAAAGAGAGACAGGTAAAAAATTAAATAAGACAAAAGATTATTTAACGGCATTAGCAATAGGTAAAGACACTGGTATAAATTAAAAAAGGGGCAATCAAGCCCCTTCTTTCTACCTATTATCCCCATCACCATGAATAGCATCTCGTTGTTTCCTGTTCTCAAGTTTATCTAAGTTTTGTGTAGCTATCACAGATAAAGATATACCTATGTCTTGTGCAAGTGCGGCACAATACCATAACACATCTCCTATCTCAGATGCAACCTCTAGTTTCTTTTGTTCCATAGCTTCAGGTTTAACATCACCACGCATAATCTTCTTAACTTTGTTAGCTATCTCACCTGCTTCACCTACCAACCCTAAAGCTGGATAGGTAATTCTGTAGTCTTCTGGGTATATAGCGTATGTTCTAGCTTTATCTTGATATTCATTTAGTTGCATATTTGGATACCTTTCCTCTCGCCATTTGTGCATTTCATATTCAAGCCACGTCATCGTTATTTGTTTCCTTTGACAAAGAGTTTATTAGTGTGCTAGAAAACGACCTTTCTGCAGCTACTAATTGGTCTAACTCAAATCTAGCATTAGCTATTCTTTTTCTTAACGCTTTAACTTGTGCATGCCAATATGCTTCTCTATCATCTAAATCAGATACATCATACTCTACATCGTTGTACATTAGTTTAGTATTATCCGTCATCTTTATCTCCTCCTGATTCTACTGGTTCTAGTAACTCTAGTATTTCTAGCCTATCTTTATGAACAGCTATCTTATCCATTTCACTTTGAATTGATTCTAGTATATCAGAGTGTTCACCGATACCTGTAGGATTAGTAAGATAAATGCTTATATTCGTAACATGCAGTTCTATATTAGCTTGTGCATGATGTGTCAGTGCTTGCAACATTTTCTCGTATGGTTTCAATCTTTACTCCTCTGTCTAAATCTATGCCTAAAGAACACAACTATGTTTATTATAGTATTAATAGATATGGCTGTTAACATAGCTACTTCCCACCAGTTTGCTACATAGTTTAAAACCATCCTAGCTTAACCCCATTATGTATAATAATGAAAAAGCAAGCAACCAGATGAGTGAGTACCCAAAAGGTACGTAGCATAGCGGCAATATCGCTTTCACTTTCATCATCTGATATTTTGCTTCCTATTGTTTTTGCCCATACTCTCCATACTTTACTTCTCATAGTTCTTTCTTTGTAACTCCGTATAAGCAAGATTTTCTATCTCATACCTTTTAATACCCATGTCTTCAAGGGTATGGTCAGGTAACTCTTGTAGTTGTCTTATTATTTTACGTGTCTTTCTCCAATCTATAACATATCTTACAAATCGTGTCAAGTAATTTTCTAGTGCTATTCTTTTCATTTTTATTGTTTCTCCTATAGTATAAATATACTCTCTCTTACTTCCTAAATATCCGGGAACGTGTTTCATGCCGCTGTTAAATCCACTACTTCACATACACCTGCAGAGCAAGCTAACTCACGTCCACCAGATGTATTATCTTCTTTCTCAAACTCTTGGAGTAACAACCAGTTTACATTGTCTGGCATACTCATATTAAGTTCTTCATACTTTTCTGCATCAATATCTTGATATGGTGCTTGTTGATATGTATGCTCACTAAAAGGTAAGAAGCTAATGCCTGACACCTCGTCAAAGTTTCTATACACCCATGCACCAACATCCATCCACTCATGTTCTTTAACAGAGATAGTAACAGAGGGTTTATGTTCTGACCAGTGACGTTGATATAACAACCATAATTCAAGCTGTTCTATAGCTGTCATCTCTGTGCGAGTAACTGCACCAGATGGTGCTTTCATTGGAAAACTAAATACTGTGGTGCTATTTGGTTTCATTACATCAGGTTCTGCAGGTATGCCTTGTGCTACTAAGAACTGTGTCAGTGGGTCTTTGTTATCACCACGCACAGTGCGAACATAATAAGGGTTGTGTCTAGCGTGAATACCAGAGGCACTGTCAACTAATTGACTAACTGTACCACTAGGTTTTACACATGTGATGGCAGTAGACTGTGCTATACCCAACTGTTCTGCAAATATTTTGTTTGTATCTACAGCTACATCTCTAAGTTCTTCTAATAAAGAATTTATGTTCATACCATACGTACTGCTTTTACCTGATAATATTTGATTATCCATAATACCTGTAAGAGAAACACCCAATAATCTTTCTTCCTCTGTATTTTTTTGCCACACTTTACGTAAATATTTAAAGTCTGTCATGGTGGATTGAAATGTTCCAAGTATTGTAGCCATCTTTACTTTCCAAGCAAGAGATTCTTTGTTGTCAGATGCACGTGCTACTACCTCAGATAGATTACAAAATTGATAAGGACGTAGTATTATTTCACTACATGGATTACATCCAAAAGCGTGGTCAGTATCACGTCTTCCATTTTTTGATGCCTGTACTTTTGCTGACTGACGATTAAATATACCACGCTCACCAGAATGTGATTCATACAATGCAAGCCACTCACGCATAAATGTACCCATCTCTGGTTTTCCTTTATAGGCTACAGAATTATTAGCCATAGACCTTTGACCTTCACGCTTAATATTTTTTTCTGGTTCATCCCACCACACACCTGACTTAGCGTGACGCATCTGGTCATCTCCAAGATTAGATAATGAAATTAATGCACTACGTCTAACACCACCAACAACAACAACCTCTCCTATCTTACACATTATATCGTGTGCTTCAATAGGCCAAAGTCTACGACCAGATGCACTCTTAAATTTATTAACGCAAAAGTTAAATAACTCTACTAAAGGCTGTGGTCCTGATGCTCTGCCACCAAATGTTTTCAGCCTTGCACCTGCAGGACGTACTTCTGATACATCCCATTTAGGTATTTGACCTGCATACAACATGGCAATCAACTCACGCAACGCTCTTGCCCACCCGGGTCTGCTATCACCAACTTTAATAACTGTATCACTATTCTCAAAGTGTTCATTTACTATAGGTAATTTATCTACGTTTTCACGCT